TAATTACTTCAGATCCAGGAACAGGGAAAACCCGCAGCGTTATTGACGCATACTCAGAGTTACCACCAAATAAAAAGCGTATGCTTGTGGTAGCCCCTCTTTCCATACTACAAGCTAGTTGGGGAGATGATATTGAAAAGTTCCAACCGGATTTAAAGTACTCTGTTGCTTATGCAAAAAATCGTAAGCAAGCGTTTCAGGAAGATGTGCCTGTTGTACTAACTAACCATGATGCAGTTAAATGGTTAGATAAAAATCCCCAGTTTCTCAAAGACTTCAATACCATTTGTATTGATGAGTTCACCGCATTCAAAAACAAAGATGCACAACGTAGTAAAGCAATTGCAAAACTCATAAAACATTTTGACTATCGCATAGCTATGTCAGGTACACCCAACAGTAATTCAATCGTAGATATATGGCACCCAGCTTATCTTATAGATGATGGTGAACGCCTGGGCAGGCGGTTTTATTCATTCCGTAACGCAGTATGTACTAGCAGGTTTAATGGCTTTGCTAACGAATGGATAGATAGAGATGATGCAGAAGAGATTGTTGCTAGTGCCTTACTAGATGTAAACATTCGATACAGCCTAGAAGAATGCATTGATATGCCAGAGCAAACTGTATCCACTCTTACTACACAACTGCCCAGAAAAGTTATGGAACAGTACTCAGACATGGTTAATGATTCAGTGTTGCATACAGACAAAGCAACGATCAATGCAGTACATGCAGGAGCTAAAGTTAAAAAGCTCTTACAAATGTGTACAGGCGCACTGTATGACAACGAAGGAAACATAGTTGGAGTACATGAAGACAGATACAACTTAGTCCTGGAACTGGTACAACAAAGACCGCATAGCTTAGTAGCATTCAACTGGACACATGAAAAGAATCATATGGTTCAAGAATGTGAGAAGAGAAAGATTAAATACGGAGTAATAGACGGTACTACACCAGGACATAAACGTAATGACATTGTTGATAGGATGCAAGCAGGTCAGCTACAAGTTGTATTCTGCCATCCTCAATCTGCAGGCCATGGACTAACAATGACTACAGCTACTTCTGTAATCTGGGCATCGCCTACTTACAATGCTGAACACTATCAACAATTTAATCGTAGAATCTATCGAGCTGGGCAAACTAAACGCACCGAAGTTATTCGTATTGCTGCTGAAGGTACATGGGAACCAGATGTATATGCCAAGCTCGAAGGTAAACTAGGACGGATGGAAGAGTTGTTAACCATACTCAATAACTTAAACAAACTCAGGAAGATAGCATGACGCTTGATGAAAAAATTGACGAACTCAAAAAAGTTAAACAACAGATCAAAGATCTAAACGAAACACTTAAAGATATTAAAACGCGGGAAGACGAGATCGCCCGTGATTTGATACAGGAAATGGAAGCAGTTGGCCTAAAACGAATGGCTAACGATAATGCAACTATTTCTGTAGCAACAGAAAACGTACCTGATGTAACTGATTGGGATGCATTCTATGCATTCATATTAGACAATCAAGCGTTTGAATTGTTGCATAAACGTGTATCTGCTACAGCTTTTCGAGAGCTAGCTCAGACACAGGATGTGCCAGGAGTGCAGACACGTGAGCTTACAAAGCTAAACTTTCGATCTCTTTAATAACTAACCCAGAGGTAAACCAATGGCGAATGAAAAAAACCAACTAGCACTAGCAGGTAACAATGTACCTGATTACATCAAACCAGGTAACCGAGGTAACGAAAACGTTGCTACGGCCCTAGCTATACCACGGATCAAGCAGCTTCAAAAGATGTCTGACGAAGTGGACAAGCACCATCCTAAATATGTTGAGGGCGCAGACCCAGGCATGTTTATTAACAGTATCAGCAATGAACTGTTAGGAGATGTACTGTATGTAGTCAGTGTCAACTTCAAAACTGAGCACGTTGTTTGGCGTACTCGAGAAGCTGGCGGGGGATACATAGGTACTGCTGATACTGCAGCGGCAGCAAATGCACTTGTGGAAGAACAGGAGGACTCGCCTGATAAGTTCCAAGTTTCAGAAACCCATAGTCATCTAATGATGATTAAGGATCCGGAAACAGGTGTACTTTCTTTGCCTGCGATCTTTGACTTTGCTAACTCAAAGCTAAGTGTTTCTAAGAACTGGAACACTCAGATAACCAGCAAAGGCGGTGATCGTTTTGCCGGGCTATGGAAACTATCTACAGTTTCTGTAGAGAACCGAGCTGGCGCAACCTATCTTAACATTAAGATTGAATGGGAAGGTTGGGCGCAGGAAGAAGATTACAAAGCAGCAGAAGCTGTTTATGAATCTCACGCCTAGTGGATAATGAACGAGCACGGATTTATAAAATCTGTGCATCGGCATTTACCAACTGATATATTCAGTTGGAAAATCCATGATACGTTTACAGGCGGGGTACCAGATGCTATGTATGCTGGCCCCGCTAGTATTCTGTTCGTTGAGTACAAGTATTTAAAATTGCCAAAGAAAGAAACAACTGTAATAAAAACAGGTTTAAGTGCTTTACAATTACAATGGCTAGATAAACTTTACGTTTATAACGCAACACCAGCTGTTATAATTGGAACCCCCTCGGGTGGTATCGTACTTACTAACCAGGAATGGCATAAAGAATTAAAACTAAAGGATTTTGAGTATGCTCTTAACACAAAAGAATTATCCAATTGGATCTGCAAAACCATCAACGGTAATGACTGAAAAGACAAGCGTTGGGCCTTATCCGCCTTTGCGATTAGAAAAAAATGTTCCTTTAGATACCCCACACATAGGGAGAAGAGCCGCTAAATACCCCCATCTTCACGAACTTTTACAAAAGATGGAAGTCGGAGATAGCATTGTGTTTCCCCTAGATAACCCCAAGCAACGAGTACAATATAACAAAGAAGCAAGTTATTTTTTTCGTGTCGGCGTTAATAATTACAAGTACAAAATGGCGCAAAGAAAATCATCCGCAGAATGTAACGTAAGGTTTTGGAGGATCGAATGAAACTACGAGATAGCATAAACCCCGACCACTATAAACGTGGAAACATTGAGGCTATAGAAGCCATAAAAGAAAGTATGACCGAAGAAGCCTATTTAGGATATCTGAAAGGAAACATCCTTAAATACTTATGGCGATGGGATTCCAAACACGATACGACACAAGAACAAGTAGTGTGTATCAAAAAAGCAGGGTGGTATCTAGCAGAGATGATAAGTCATTTAGAAGATACTACTAAAGAAAAAGATACTTCTGAAGAAACAGAATTGTAGTAGGGAAGTGATGGCCAGGTGAGCAGTAGCATCAGGCGCTAACTCCGCCCCTTAGCCGGGGTCTAAATTAGAAAGAGGATCGATGAAGTCTTGCCCCTACTAAGCTCAACGTGTTTTTCTACGCAGGTTGGATACGTTGAGTTGTTATCATGCAAGCAATTGATTCAGCTACTGCTAAACTAATATGTTTATATTTTGAACTGCGCCTTGCGATTGGATTTCAACCTTCCCATCTTTAGCTATATACAAAACTGGTTTAATAGTCTCGACAACTTCTTTAATAGGCACACCTTCTTCTACACCTCTTAGCTTTTCATACTTAGTAACTGCTATTTGTTTCCAAGATACATAAGATTGATTTGGTACATTAGATATTTCAGTCATCGTCTGTTCCGTTTTTCCCCACGAGTTTTACTTTTTTCCTTTTTGTTCCTGTCGCAACGTATTCTAATCCTGGATCAGGTTCCGGGTTAACACGTACTTCATCATATACAATTGTAAGCGTTGTGCCTGGCTCCATGTCCTCAATCATTATAGTCGGCACTATTTTCTTTTCCTGTAGCGACCTGTAGTACCACGTCTATACTTAGCAGTTTTAGCAGCTATCTTCTTAGGCTGCTTTGAAACCTGCTTTCCTGCTTTAGTATCTTTGCGTTTCTTAGCAGAAGTTGCAGCGTATTCTTTTTTAGTTAAAGCATCTCTAGCTTTCTTTGGAAGGTATCTTTCACCAGTTGCATCCTTCCCTTGAGTAGAAGGCTTACCTGACTTGGTACCCCAGTTCTCTTTAGTCCATTTAGCCTGGGCTTTTTGACCCGCGCTCCTAGACCTAGTATATCCACCCCCTGACTTTTGGTAACGACGGGTTGCTAACTGTGCTTTCCTTGCTGACCATTGCCCCTTCTTACCACCCTTGTCACCTGCTTTTACAGCAGCAACAATTCGTTTCCAAAGTTTTTCATTAGTTCTAGCCATTACTTCTTATGTACTTTCTGTACTTCAAAGTTGGCAGACTTACTAGAGCCAGCGTGTTTTTTGTATCCCTCTTTAGGATCTTTCATAAGCTTGAAACTCTTACCTTTCTTCATCCAATGGTAACCCTTAGGTGCAGGAACTTTCATTTGACCTCCTTCTTTTTTGTGTATCCTCTACGTTTCTTTTTCATTTTCATAATCTTTCGTGGCTTTTCATTCAAACCACAACCATGTCCATTCTTCATTATAAATCCTTATTCAGGTTTGTCAGGCCATACAACTTTCAACGGATCAGTTTCCGATGAATAAGTACCAGGCATATCTCGTAAAGCTTGTCGATAGGTAGCCCATTCCGCTTTCTTACTATCAGATAACGGGGAGTCTGGAACCTGAGTCCAATCAGATTCCTTGAGAAAAATATCACGGGTACACCGTAGATCTTCTAAAAAATCAAAAGTGTCGCTGAGAGGTAAAGGAGGTAATGTCATCTGTAGAACGAATTCACATGTACAAAACTGTCAGAAAAACCGTGATTTCCATTTGAGTTTGTATCTGCTTTACGGCTCCAGGCAAACAACCACACATACCATTTACCTGGATTTAACGAAGCTGTAAACACCCCATATCTAGGAACTATAGCAAGATTACTATTGGTAGTGGTAACAGACCCACCCCAAACCTGTGTGTTTGTGCTATATGCACCTGTGTTGTTAATAGTGGGTGTGCCTGAATCCTGTCTTTGTATATGGCATACGCAAAAGGATGTTTCGTCCCCATTAAAAACTCCAACCGGATTGGTTCCAAAATGCACGGACACTTCTACATGAGTTTGATCCCCTTCCACATCAGGAATTGTAAAATTGTTGCCAGTTGCAGTGCCGTCAATTAACAACCCAGGCATAGTTGTGCCAAGAGTATTGTTATAATGCCAAGGGTTGTTATAAGTATTGTCTGTCCAATCCGACGTTACTGAGGCGTAACTCATGTTTATGGTTGAGTTTGTACTGTAGGCAGTTGTTGCTACATATCCTGATGTAACAGAAAACAACTTACCTATCGTATTTGAAGCTGCGGCGTTATAGACCGTTAATGATCCTGCAGTTAATTTAGTAGCACTTAAATCACTAATCTTAGCGTTGCCTACTCCTAGATCTTTAATACGGACTGTAGGCACACCATTAATAACTCCAGACTCTATTGTTGAGTTATCTAGTACTAACTTAGAAGCATTAATTGAGTTACCGTCTATACGATCAGCCGAAATAAAACCACTAGAAATTTTATCAGCAGCTAAAGTACCTATCTTTGCGCTTACTATTGATCCGTTTCTTATGAACGCCTCTCGCATATACACACCGGCTTGTACGGTTTCGCCAGTGTTATTGAAATTAGTA